CAGATAAAAGAAATTAATATCCTTTTACAAAATATTCAGCAATCTTATAAGTTAATTTAGTAAGCCAAATTAAAGGTTTTGAAAAAACAAAAACAGTTAAACAACCGGTTACAACAGCAGGAGTTAAAACAAATTGATTAACTAAACCACGAGCCTGCGATATATAAGAACTGCCGAGCATGACAATTTGATTAATAGAATTCTGCCAAGTGGCAGGAGCTAACCAAGAAAAAAGATTAATAAGTACAGCAATAAGAGCAACAAAAGCAGCTATTAAAATAGCCATTCCGGCAATAATACGAACTGTTTCACTCATTTAATATGACCCCCTTCATCAAAATTATCACCAAAACAAGATTTAATTATATTATACAAATAAGTTAAAGTACCCCACATCAAACCAGCTTCAAAAACAGCACGAGACAAAGTAACAAAGACAGTAGGAAACTTATTTATAGTATCTGTAATAGGAACAACTTGTTCTTCCCATAATACCTTACCACCGCCCATATTATCAGGTAATTTTGCACGAGGTAATATAAGAGTATCTAAGCGTGTTTCATTATTAAAAGCTGAAGCAAGAGTTGTTAGACTTTCTTGAAAAGACATTAAAGGCATAACCTTTTCAATTTCATCAATCGCAGCTGCCGAGTTCTCATCAACAGAACTTTCAAACTCTTTTACTTCTTCTTCTGATTTAGACTCCAAAGCATCAACAACAGATTGTGGCATATTATCAAGAGTTTCACTAATTTCAGTTAACTTCTGATTTCCTTGTGATACAGCTTCTTCAACAGACTGAACAGAATAGTTTACATCTTGAACAGATGAATTAACATTATTCATCGTATTATTAAGTGTTTCAACAGCTGGAACAACTTCATTAGTTAAAATATCCTGCGTCTGTTTTGTCAAGTAATCAGAAAAAGTAATAGAGCTTGTCAAAGTAAAAGAAAAGCCAGAAAGACCAAAAGAAAAATTAGGAGAAGAGACAACAACAGTATTCCCAATTGAAAGATCAAACCGTATAGACTGCAAAACCCAATTACCTGTACCCAACTCAACAGAAGAACCCGCACAAGTTATAATACGATTATTAGAATCAATAGAAGTAACAGATTTTAAATTAATCGATTCTTGATAAGAATTAGAAGAATCAACAAAATTTAATTGAAAAGCAGATAAAACAGGATTATCACCCATACCAGTATAAACAAAATAAAAATCAGGAATATATACTACATTACTTTCAGAAAGAGGAACGGGAATATTAACAGGTATATAAATAGAAGAATTAAAAGTTTTAAAAGCAAAATAAGAAGAAGGAGAACTAAAATTAGACCACTGATAAAGAGAATCACTTTGCCAGCCTTTAGTATTAGCAGTTAAACCATAAGTATTATTATCCATACCACTAACACCAGAAAAAGAAGCAACAGGAACTATACCACTATCACGATTAAAAACAAAATTCTGTACAGTAGAAAGAGAATCTTCGGCGGCAAAGCAAGGGACAGCTAAAAAAGAAATAATTGCTATAACAATAATTATACACGCTTTTTTCTTCGTAATAACACACCCCCAAATATAGCATTAAAAGCAAGAACACCGCATAAAACAGCGAGAAAACCGCAAATAAAAGGACTATAATCAACATCTAATTTACTACCTATACCCAAATTAGAATATACATAATAATCATTATAAACAGTATAACTCAAATCCTCAGTAACTACTTTTTCAGAAGTATAAACAGATGAATATGAATCGGAACGAGTTATCTTAATCAAATAATCATCACCGATAAGTCTATCAATAAGACAAACATATACATATTGATCTTCCTGCATTATTAAATAATTATCTGTAGGCATTATATAATTCTTAAAATAATTAACATAAGAACTACCGGGAAGAGAATAACCACCATTTGAATTTTGATACTGTGTAATCATTAGAAACCACCTGTAAAAGCGTCTATTACAATACCCCAAATTATTTTAAGAAAACAAAAAACAACAACAACCGGCAAAACAGAAGAAAAACATAAAACAAAATTATCCATTTGCTTTTTTCTCCTCTCTAATAACAACCTCATTAGTATCGTACATATGCATAACAGAGACATGAGGAATATAAACCGAATAACGAATATCTTTATCTCCTATATAACGACCGTTATCATCATAATCAGAACCATCTATTATTCTATACATATGCAATATACCGGGTATAAGCTTACGACATTCATAATTATAAGTGGTCTGTTCTCTTATACCTTTAATAACTCTATTAAATCGCTGAGAAGTACCCAAAATAACACGCCTATTTTTTCTATTTTGACTCCAAACAGTCAAATCAGTTACAGGCATCTTTGCACTCTCTAAAGAACTATATAAAGTTTGTATTTCATCGATAATATAAATAATACCTTTTGAGCCATTATTATATAATTTAAAATCTTCTATACCTTTATAAGGAATACAAGGAATCCCAAAAATACTAATATTACTTACTATCAAAGCATCAGGATATTCCTTATGCATTTTCTTCAACAACTCCATTAATAAAAGAGTTTTTCCACTGCCTTGACTTCCGGAAAATAACCATATACCTTGGTAAGGAAAATCTCTCTTTTCTCCTCTGTAGATACGTTCTTCGATAGCTTTTGATAAACCTTTTATATTTGTATCCGGTTCTAACATTTTTAAAAATCCTTTCTAACAAAAAAGGGGAGTTATACAACCCCCCAACACATTAGGAACCTCTCTTAAGTCCGCCTTTAGCTTTCTTATAAATAAATCTGAAAGCAAACCAGACAAGAACAAGAGGAACAGCAATGCCAAGAGCTGCAACAATTACCTGAGCAACATTAGCGCCAGAAAAATCAGTCAAAGCTCCGGTTATAGAACTTATTGCAGTAGTTAAAGCTGAAGTATCCATTTTAAGCATCCTTTCTCTTTATATTTTTTATGAAAAGCTGGCCATTAAATGAACCAAACTCAACATCAACATTATCACCGGGCATAATATCAGAATATTGGGATATATCACCCTTAGGACAAAAACGAGTAACTGGACGAATACCAGAGCCACAATCAGACAAATCCTCACCAAGATAATACATTGCGCCACGTGTTACAACACCATCATTAGTGGGCTTGCGTAAATAAATCTCATAACCAATAACATACATAACAAATTCTCCTTTATTTTTTATTTAAATTAAAAATTTGATTGGAAGCATTAACTATTAAATATTGATATTGTGTTAAAGTAGAAAGAAGCGAATCAGAATTACATGATGAAAGAACATCACGAAGAACCAAAGATATATTACCGGAAGTAGTATCTACCAAATCTAATATGTTCCCTAAATTATGTAAAATTGCGTTTTTGCCGAATAATTTTTGCTTAAATTTGTCAGTACCTTGAACATCAGCAATAGAATAATGTTTTTTTCCTTCAGTAATTGCAGATGGTGAATCATGTATCATATAACGAGCATAAGCAAGATAATCACGAACAGGTTCAATATAATCTATCATACCCGCCCAGAATTTAAGCTGGGATTTAGGATAAGAACAAGCAGGAAGCTTATACATTAAATGAACATGTTTCTTTTTTCCTTCTTCTTCTGGTTCATGAATAACTAAAACATATTCGAAAAGTTCAGGACGTTCTGCAATATAATTAATTACACCCTTATGCATTTCGTTTTCATCAGGATATAACACCATAGCAAAATACTGTGAACGAGTAACATGGGTAACTTCTGTCTCTTGTAATTCTTTTTTTTCTGTGTTCATAATAACACTCCTTTCATGTGATTAAATAATAACATACAAATTTTACAAAAAAAAAAAAAAACTGTTAACATTTTGTATAATTGCCAAAAAAAGCGATGCATATAGTCGTAGTATA